GGATCCCTGCTAAGTTCACCTACATGGCGATGCAGCGCTGGGCCGCGAAGTACGGCTACACCGGTCCCATCGACGGCGTTCCAGGGCCTAACACATGGCGGGCAGTAGCCAAGGCCCTGAACACCCTCTAGCACACAGCACACAGCACCAGAAAGGACTTTCGCGTGCAGCCCCTAATGAACCTCATCGAGTCTCTTACCCCTCTCGCCGTTGCCATGACAGCGGCCTATGGAGCCGTCCTTGTAGCCAAGGTAACCAAGGTCCAGAAGGATGTGAAGACTACGACGGATAAGGTCGATGAGGTGAAGCGCGATATCGTAACTAACCACGGAAGCAAGAATCTAGGTGATGCTATAGACCGACTGACTACCGGAATGCACGAGATAAGTGCAGCTCAGAAAGCAATGGGTGAGCGCATAGATTTCTATCACTTACCCGATACACAAGCAAGCACGATTGAGAAGGAATAAGGTAATGGAACTAATCACTACACTCGCCACCATCCCCGCTGTCATCGCCCTCGTCACGATGGCTAAGGACCTCGGCCTCCCGGCTCGGTTCAGTCCGCTCGTTGCCGTGGGGCTGGGCGTCGCCCTTGTCCTCTTCGACGGGTTCGCCACGGCCACACTGTACGACACCCAGACCGTGTTCCAGCTGATCGGCACGGGCATCGTTCTGGGACTGGGTGCTGCTGGCCTGTACGACGGCGCTCGGGTCATCGGCGGCAAGAAGACTGAGACCATCGTGGTCAAGGAAAGCACTGGCGGCGACCACGCCTACTAGCCCTCCAGGCAAGCACTGAGCCCCCCTTAGCTACGGCCGAGGGGGGCTCTTCTGTGCCTACAGCCAAGCACCCTTCGTCGGGCGGCTGCCGAAGCCGAAGGAGGGGTCGTCTGTACTTGCCGTGACCGTAGCCGTGAACGTTACGCGGCGACCCTTGGAGCGGGGGAACCAGCCGTGTCCGTCGTCGTCATAAGCCGAGTCGGCCATTGCCCGAGGGACAGTGCAGTAGATGCGGAAGCCCCGGTCGTCTTTGACCGTGATCTTGTAGGCGATACCGTAGTCGCCGTCCACCATCTTGGTTCCGACGATCTCGCCGGTGATAACACCACGACCCTCCACCACGGGGTGAGCAGCGGCCTCGGTGGCTTGGGCTGCCCGCTTCTCCATGGTACGGCGTACCGCGTCAACCATCTTGGGGGTGAAGGGCTTGGCCGGGGCAACCCAGCGGAGCGTCTCAGCCATCGTGCGGATGAAGCTGTCACGCTCGAGCTTAGTGTGGCCGTCCTGCTGGGTAGCTGCTGCCCACTCGTCGTAAGTGGAGTAGAGGTCCTGTGTGTCTTCCTCGATAACGACTGCCATGAGGAACTCGTACACCTCGGCGTCTGCCTGCTTCAGTGCTGCCTGATTGGCTTCCATGGCCAGGACCGCCTCGTTACGCTTGGCCTCAGCCTTGCGGATGCGGTTCGCCCGTGCCATTGCCTTACCGTGGCACCACTTCTCGGCCGCTGCCTTGCTTTCCAGGTGCTCGCCGAGCTTCGCGCTCGTGTTGTCGCAGATGTAGCAGCGATCGTGCTCGCCGTTGAATGCGTAGTGACCAGCGCCGAAGCAGCGCTTGCATCCCTTGAAGTACTCGCCGTTGAACTCGAGGTACGTGAAGCCCTCGTGCTCGATGTAGCTCGGGTTGATGTTGTTCCCTGTGATGTCCATGTAGCTAACCTAGCTCAACATTCCAAGGATCGCAACTATCAGTTTCCGTACTGGACCCAGCCCGCGAGAACGTAGAGCGCTCCATAGGCACCCTTGAAGGCGTAGTATCCGTAGATGTCCCACCACACGAGGAAGCACACGACCGGGACCGCGAATGCCAGCACCAGCAGAAAGGGGATGGGGAGAGCGGACAGCAGCTTGATCCAGACGGAACGGTTCTCCGGGGGAGTGTAGGGCTTGTAAGTCGGGTTAGTCATTGTGTGCCTCCATAGGTTGTTTGATAATCTTCAGCTCGTCACTGATTGCGTGAAGGCCAGTGCCCATCTTAGTCTGAACTGCCAGCTTTAGCAAGGGGCTCTCATCGGTAGGTGGTGACAGGCTCATGATGAAGTCTGACCACGCGTGAAGCGCTGTGCTGCCTAGCACCATCTCCTGGATGGTCTCACCCTTCTCGAAGACGCGCTTACGAGTGTGGTGAATAAACAGAGGGGAGAGGCCCGTTGACTTAGCGATCTTCTTGATGTCTTTGAGGATGGAGTACATATCCTTAGAGTTGGACACATCCGACTTGCCGATAGCCATGCTAAGAGTGTCAATGACTACCAGCTTCAGGCCGTACTTGGTAATCGTCTCATAGAGCCGTTGCTTGTCCTCGTCCTCGCTGAGGTCTACGCTGGTGAAGTTAGTGAACAAGCTCATAGGAACCGGCTCCACCCAAGAGAGCGTCTTGCCGTCCCGGATGATGTGGCCGTCCCAGTGGTGCTTGAACCTGCCGTGGTCGCGGTTGAGGCTTTCGTCAAGACGGCTGGAGAACAGGTACTCGCCGTCCTCCAGGGAAAAGAAGCCGACAGCGAGTGGGCGCTTCAGTGACAGCCCTAACGGCCTACGACCGGTCGCCAAGCCCAGCGCAAGCTCGATGGCTATGCGTGTCTTGCCCACCTTGGGAGCGCTTACCAGCAGACCACAGCCCGCTTCTGGGATGATGTTAGGTATCACCCAGTTGATCGGCTTGCGTAGTACCGGGCCGAACTCGTCGACCGTGGACATACCCCAAGCGCCGACCTCTTCAACTTCTTCGTTGTCGTCGGGCTGGTCGTGCTGCTGCTGCTCCTCCGGCGGGCTGGGCTTGTGTGCGTAAGCGATGGCGATGTCTTCCTTGAGGCGGTCCGGGTCGTCGCCCCACTTGTTCCACTTGGTAGCTTTGATCAGCTTGAATGCCATCTCCTGGGAAAGTCCCAGCTCAGCAGCGTTACGGCTGAACCTCCAGAGCACCTTGCTCCGGTCGCCATAGGGGTCGTCTGCACCGAGGTCAGAGGCCAGTGCAGGCGAGAAGCCTAGCCCTCTGGCCACACGTGAGAGCAGGCTGCCCCGTGTGTGCACGTTGCCTGTCTGACGGAGGATCTTGCCGACGAAGGGGACTCGCTTGTGGTGAGTGGAGCCTGGGACGCGTAGGAGCTGGCCTATGTCGACGCCGGACTTGTCCCCGCCGAGTGCTTGGGTAACCATACCGATGAAGCCGTCTCGGTGGAATTCGCTGGCCAGCATGGCCTCGCTCATGAGCCAAATCGCCTGTTTGTGGCCGGGGCTTGTCTCCCACATATAGGAGGGCTTCAGGCTCTCCAGCAGCTTGTCGTCGTAGGACTCGTCGCAGTCTACCCAGATGGCGCGCTGTGCTGGGTACTCCTTGGCCTTGCGGCTGTCGCTGCTGCTAACGGCAGGCGTCCAGTACCAATCGACGGAATCCCGCATGTCCGGGAACTCCGGAGTACGGGATGTGATCGCCGCACCTTCGCGGAACTTCTGGTCGGTCTTGTGTCCGATCTTGTAGATGTGGGGCATCCATGTGGTTCCTACCACACCTGAATGACGCCACACCTTGCTGATCAGCTGGAGAGCCTCGTTATCCACTCTATTACTTCCGTAGCCTTGGGGTCGTAGCTGGTGAACGTCTTGCCACCAGCTTGACGAAACTTCTTTAGGTTATACTGCTGAGCCGCCGAAGGCTGTTCCTTCGCGCTCCTCTTAGCCTCAATGGCGAAGAACTTACCGTGTGCACACCCAAGGACGTCGGGGGTCCCCTTCTGTTGAAAGGAACCCCCGTGGGTGCGAATAGCATACACCCCGTCGATGGCGTTGAGGATAGTAAGCATTCGCCTGACTACCTCAGCCTCTAGCATGAGGCGTTAGCGACGCTTGACTACGCGCTTCGGCGCTGCCTTGGCCGGGGCTGCTGCTGCCTTGCGGACCGGGGCACGACGCTTGGGAGCAGGCTCTTCCTCGGGCTCTTCGTCGTCTTCGAATTCCTCGTCGGCGAGTTCCTCATCTTCAAGGTCTTCGTCGTCAAGCTCTTCGTCCTCGTCGCCCTCTTCGGCTTCGGCTTCTTCCTCTTCGATGGACTCGATGAGTTCAGCCTTCTTCAGGCCGACCGTGTCCACGCCGAGGCCCTTGGCACGCTTGCGGAGTTCTGCGAGGGACAGGACGCTGAGGTCTTCAGCTTCCTCGTCTTCAGCTTCCTCCTCAGCTTCGTCTTCGTCCTCGGCTTCGTCTTCGTACTCTTCGTCGTCGGCCTCTTCAGCTTCCGACTCGTCGTACTCGTCCTCGCCTTCTTCGTCCTCGTCGCTGTCGGCGCTTCCGCCGTCCTCGTCAAGAATGTCCAGGCCGTAGGTGCCCTGAACCTGCGAGCGGAGGTTGCCCTGATAGGTGTCGTCCTCCACCTCGGCGGCGATGAACTTGCCGACCACGGAGTCGGGGCTGATCATGGTCGCCTTCTTGGGCACGGTCTGGCCAGCAGCCACGAGCAGGTCGCGGAGCTTCCAGAGCTGGTTCTGCTGAAGTTTGCAGTAGAACGGGAAGCGACGCGTCTTGAGCGTCGGGTCGGCCGGGACCAGTGCATACACGAGCATCGCCGTGCCGTCCTGTGCCTCGGTCTCCTGGACCGACTCAACCTTCATCTTGTGGAGGCCTTCGCTGATGTGCTTGGTGTTCCAGCCGGAACGCTCTTCGGTCTTGCTGAAATCGAGACGGATCTTTTTAGCCATGATGTGTTATCCTTCGTGTTTTTCTGTGATCTCGGTTAGCGGGTCCAGCCGAGAAGGCTGTTCAAGCGCGTGATGCTGGGCTGCTTGAGGTATGGGGGAGTCCCGTGGTAGGTCTTGCTCCTGGCCCCGGCCACAATAGAGGACGAGGGGCCAAGCCATAAACGACGGACGGGCTTGCCGTCGATATGAGCAATGTAGAGACGTCCAATAACATCGGACATCTGAAGTATAGCGCTCGCAGCGCCGGGAGACAAATCAACCGTCGTCTGCACAGCGGCGTCTTCATCTTCGTCCTCGGGTGCCCAGTCCTCGTTCGGGAGGATGAGCTTTTCCTGGGCGAGGATGATGGTGGTCTTCTTTTCGTCGCGGAGTGTTCTCACGAGTGTGGCCAGAGCACCATTCGCGATTCCGTAGTGTGCCTGAGTACTCTGGCCACCCTTGGAAAGCTCGAACAGCATGGAGGCGTGAAGCGCGGTAGCCGTGTCAATGATGATACGGTCGTGGGACTTGATGAAAGTGCCGTTCATGAGCTTGCTGAGGTTCTTGCTG